TCTCTCCGCAACCTTGCTAAAGATATTAATGTTGCTTTAAGTGGAGACAGCAAAGGGGGCTACCGTAAGGCTGGTATAGAAATACCCGCAGGAGACTATTATTTAATTAATCGGTCGCCTCACGCCGAAAAGGTAGAGCAGAAGTATAAGATCAAGAGTAAGGTGAAGCGGCAGCATGGCTAGTGTATATAGAGATATTCGTGCAGCCCTAGAGACGAAGTTGAAGGCTATCTCAGGCCTTCCTTCTATCTCTTACGAGAACTCTAGCTATGACCGCAAGAATGGTACTTCCTACGTAGAGACTTTCTTTGTTCCTCAATCCCGCAGACCAGCCGTAAGAGGTTTAAACCCGCAACAACGCTACGATGGTGTCTTCACTGTTGTTTGCTACGCACCAGAGGGTAACGGCCCCGGTGCTGCTGATGAATTGGCGGACAAGGTATTGAATGCCTTTGATGCAACCACTGATGCTTCTTTCATCAACAGTGATGGCGAGAACATCATTGTGTCTATCGACTATGCCGAACGAGAAGGTGGCGGGTTAGACACTCCGTTTTATTATGTCCCGGTAAACATCGGGTTCTATACTTATAACTAAGGAGGAAGCACATGGCTTTCGCACAGGGTTCTCGTTCTCGTTTGGCTTTCGGTGTAGAAAGCACTTTCGGTACGGCGGCAACTTCTTATACCAACCTCCCATTCAACAGCCACTCGCTGAACCTTTCTAAGGAGCGTGTAGCTGGTAACGAAATCCAGCCTGACCGTATGCCTCGTGTAGACCGTCATGGCAACCGTTCTGTAGCTGGTGACATCACTGTAGACCTTCGTGACACTGACTATGACGACCTGATTGAGTCGGCTATGCTGTCTACGTTCAGCACTGGCGTTATCAAGGTAGGCACTACACCTAAGTTCCTGACCCTTGAAGACTATGCTGGCGACATTGACCAAGCCCGTCTGTTCACAGGCTGTGCTGCATCCACCATGAACGTGTCTATGGCCCCTAACCAGATGGTATCTGCTACCTTTGGTATGGTCGGCAAAGATATGACTGTATCTGCTACCGAGAAGACTGTAGCTGCTGCTGGCGTAGGTGAGCCGTTTGATGCCTATTCTGGTAGCCTTCTGGTTGCTGATGTAGATGGTATTGGTGGGGCTTCTGCGCTTTCCATTGTGACTAGTGTAGACTTTACTTTGACTAACTCCTTTGCTCCTACCTTCGTTGTAGGTGACGATTCTGCTCCACAACTTGAGTTTGGTCGTGCGGAAGTAGAAGGCACGATCACCGCATACTTTGAGGATGCAACTCTTATCAACCGTTTCCTTAACGAAACTGAGAGCGCCATTGAAGTGTCTGTGGCTGATCCGTCTGCCAACACCATGACCTTCCTTTTCCCACGGGTGAAGTTTAACGCAGCAGACATCCCTGTTGATGGCCCAACCTCCCGTGTAGTTACCCTGCCGTTTGTGGCTCTGTACGACGATACTGAACTGACAAACCTGAAGATCACTACGGCATAAGAATCCCTTGGCCGAGGGGAGAGAGGTGAGCTTGTCGGGTGGCTCCCTCTCTCATTCATTTTCCCACCCGACCCATAAAGGAACCCGACAATGGATTTGGCTAACCTTACCCCTGAGTCCGATACCCTAGAGATTATCCTCTACCATCCTACGACCCTTGAACCCCTCTTGAACGAGGATGGAGAGACAGAGATGAGTGTGACAGTCTATGCACCTCACTCTAAAGAGTACAAAGAAAAATTCAACGAGAAGGCTAACAAGCGCCTCCAAGTGATGCAACGGTCAAAGAACAACCAAGTGACCGTAGAAGACCTTGAGAAGGACGCTGTAGACCTTTTGTCTCGTATTATTAAGAGTTGGGACATCACTTATGACGGTGAGCAACCTAACCTAAGCGTAGTTAAAGCAAAAGAGGTCTTTGAGACTTTGCCTTGGTTGCGCATTCAGATTGAAGAGGCTATCGAAGAAAACCGGGGTTTTATCAAAGCCTGATTGAGCAACTAGTCGAGTTTGCAGAGTGGACCTTTGAACTCGACAAGCCTCAAGAAGGTGGCTCAAAAAGAGAACATTTAGAACAAGTAGAAAGGCAGATTGGATACGCACCACAAGAACTAGAACCTCCCGAATTTCCGTTCTTAGTTCAGCATATCTGGTCTGCCTTTATTAGTTTGTCCACTGGTAGAACTGCTGGCTTTAGTGGCCCTAACCCGATAACTTTTGAACAGATTAAAGCATGGAAGGAACTGACTAGGGAACCTTTGTCGCCTAGAGACGTAGAGGCAATAAAGAGCCTAGATGCAGTTTTTGTAAGGGTTATGAATGGCTGATCTTCGACTTTTAGTTGATGTAGATGGCACAGGGGAAGTAAAAGCTCTTAATACTGAGCTTGAGCGTACCCCTAAGCATGCCAAACGTGCTGGTAAAGCTCTCGATCAGTTTGGAGAAGAAAGTCTTCGAGCTACCAGAAAGACCAAACGCTTTGCTGCTGTAGGTCTGCAACAGCTTGGCTATCAGGTGGGTGACTTTGCAGTACAGGTGCAGGGCGGAACTAACGCCTTCGTTGCTTTTGGTCAGCAAGGTTCGCAGTTGCTTGGTATCCTTGGCCCTCTTGGTGCTGTAGCTGGTGCTTTGCTTGCTATTTTTACTGCGTTTGCCGCTGCAATGTCAGAGACAGGAGACTCTACGGGAGCAGCAGCAGCAGAGTTTGCAAAATTGAGGGGTGAGTTTGAGCCTCTTCTTACTGTCACTAAAAACCTGCTTGTAACCTTGAGGGAGATGGCATATGACACTCTCAATGTCCTAGCCAACAACCTCCAGCTTGTCATTTCTTATGCTTCTGCTGCTGCTCTTATTTGGGGTGGTCAAGCTGGTCTTACTGGTGCGATAACTCTTGCCACTCTTGCAGTTCAAAACTTCGGCAAGGTCGTGCGAACAGTTCTGGTAGGGACTGTTGTGGGCATTGCTATTGTAGCACTCGGACAGCTCATTAATATGATGCTTCAACTTCGAGAAGCTACGGGAAGTTGGGGGAAAGCCTTTGGGCTTGTTGGGGACGTAATTTCTGCGTTCTTCAGTGAGTTTGGCTCTCACCTAGCAAACTTTGCAGTGGTTGTCGAACAAGCTGGCATTAGAGCGGTAGCTGGGTTCCTTGACGCATGGGCTAATTTGAACGACCGCTTAAAGAATTGGTTGGCAGATGTTCAAGCCCGTTTTGACCAGCTTGCTCAATGGATGGGCAACTTGTGGCGAGAGATTAGCTACACTATTGTCAAAGCTATTGACGACGCTATGGACAAAGCCTTGATTGCAATGCAAAAAGTCTTTGATATTGCTTCTAATCTTCCGGGTGTCGGAACTGCTTTTGCAGGTCTTGGGGCGTCTGCTGGCGCTGCTACAAGCCTCTACACACCCAAACTCCCTGTTAAAGAGGTTGAGACTTACGAGTCTTTCTTCGGGAAGCGTTTAGAAGAGATGGCAGGTAGTCGAGATATGCTGCGTGGTGCAGCAGCAGGCTTGAGAAAATATGCCGATGAGATGCAAAAGCTGAAGACCGAGACACCTCAAACAGCAGCAGCTTTAGATGCTTTGCAAACTGCTCTTGAGAGTGTCGGAATTACTACTGACAGATTTGAAATCCGTAATCTCTTTAAAGGTCTGGGAGAATCTGCCGCAGAAGAAATTGGTAAAGCTACTAAAGAGGTTGACAAGCTCCAAGAGAAGACCGATAACCTCCGTGAGCGTATTGCGGGTGACTTCGCCAGAACTATTATTGGATCATTTAGGGCCGTTGCTGATGGCACAAAAACTGTTGGTCAAGCATTCCAAGAGATGACTGTGCAAATTATTAGGCAGATCATGGATGTTTTGATTTGGCAGCCCCTGATTAAGCAGCTTACTGCTGCCTTTACCCCCATGATGGGACAGGGCTTGTTTGGTGCTGCTACTAGTTTCCTTGCTAGTGCAAACGGTAACGCTTTTAACAATGGTAATGTAGTCCCATTTGCATATGGCGGCGTAGTCAACTCTCCGACGCTGTTTGGCATGTCTGGTGGTCGCACTGGCCTTATGGGCGAAGCTGGTCCAGAGGCTATCCTGCCACTGAAGCGAGGCGCTGGAGGTAAGCTAGGCGTAGAAGGCGGTGGCAACGTAACTGTCCACCAGAGCTTCAACTTTGCTGCTAACGGGGATGAGTCTGTCAAGAAGATTATTGCAGAGGCTGCACCGGGCATTGCTAAGATGACTGAAGCCCAGATTGTAAACTCCCGCCAGCGAGGCGGTCAAATGCGAAGGGTCTTTAGCTAATGGCTATTGTCTATCCCCTAACGACGCCCACTACAATAGGTATCGAGCAGATTGAGCTACGAGCTAACAACGTAGTAGCTGTCAGTGAGTCCCCCTTTACCTTTGTGCAACAGACTGTAGTGCATCAGGGTCAGCGTTGGGAAGCCTCGATTTCCATCCCCCCGGTACGTAAAGACTTGGCTGAAGAGTGGGTAGCTTTCTTGCTGTCCCTCAAAGGTCGCAGAGGTACTTTCCTGTTGGGAGACCCTAACATGGCCACTCCTCAAGGCTCTGCTGCCACTGCTCCGGGTACTCCAGAGATTGACGGCGAACTCTCAGTTGGTGACTCTGAGATTGTTGTTGATGGCTTACCAACATCAGTTACAGGCTATCTTAAGGCTGGCGACTATATTCAACTTGGTTCTGGCAGCACTTCCACTCTACACAAGGTTCTCGCCGATGTAGACTCTGATAGTGGTGGTCAAGCCACTATTGACATCTGGCCTAGCGTCCGAAGGGTTGTTGCTAATAATGAAGCTGTTGTAGTCAGCAATGCCAAAGGTCAATTCCGACTGGCAACGAACATCAGTTCTTGGTCAATCAATAACTCTAGTGCATACGGCATTTCATTTGACGCTGTTGAGGTAGTATAATGGCAACCATTACCCACAAAAGGGGCGACTCTCTAGAGCTTGAGTGCAAGCTCGTCAAAGACGATGTCGCCATTGATATTACAAATTTTACGATTACCAGTCAGCTTAGAGACTCTACCGACACTCTGATTACTGACAGCAACTTCGATGGTAGCTTTACTGTTACTAAAACCAGCCCGACGACTGGTGTGTTTACAATCACTGCTACTGCAACTGAGACTTCTGAATGGCCTCTTCGTAAGGCTGTTTGTGATGTTCAGTTCGTAGAGGCGGATGGCGATACCACCTCTTCTGAGACATTCAACATAGATATTGTTCGAGACGTGACGAGGTAACGATGGCTAAATATGAACTGATAATTACCGATACCAACTCACAGGTATCTCTTCTTGCCAAAGGCGACCAAGGACCGCAAGGTGAAATCGGCCCACAGGGGCCTCAAGGAGCTACTGGCGCTACAGGTGCTACTGGCGCTCAAGGACCACAGGGTGAGACTGGCCCTGCTGGTGCCGATGGTTCCACCTCACTTGCTGGCCTAGACGATGTAGATAGTACCGCTACAGCAGGACAGGCTCTTATTGCTGACGGCGATGGTACTTTCAGCTTTTTCACTGTTGGTGGCGTATCTGAGACCCTTGACACTGTAACTGACCGGGGCAACACCACTAGTAACGACATTTCTGTTGGGGGTGTTACAGCTACATCTCTTAACACCCATACGATTCCGTCTGGCACTGGCACTCTAGCCAAGACTTCTGACATTCCTACTAATAATAACCAGCTTACTAATGGTGCTGGATACATTACTGGGTACACTGTAACGGAGTCTGATGTAACTTCTCATCAGGCTGCTTTGTCGATTACCGAGAGTCAGATTAGTGACTTTGGAAGTTACTTGACTGCGGAGGCTGACACCCTTGACAGCGTGACTGATCGAGGAAACAGCACCACTAATGGCGTCACTGTAGGGTCTCTGAACACTCACACCATCCCAAGTGGTACGGGTACTCTTGCCTTAACTTCAGATGTCCCAACCAACAACAATCAGCTTACTAACGGTGCTGGTTACATCTCCGACTACACTGTAACTGAAGCTGATGTAACCGCCCATCAGGCAGCTCTTTCTATCACAGAAAGCCAAATTTCTGACTTGGGTACTTACCTTACTGCTGAGACTAATGACCTTACCTCTACTGTTACTTGGGCTAACGTACCTGACGCTAACATTACCGAAAGCTCTGTCACTCAGCACCAAACAGCACTTAGCATCACGGAAAGCCAAATCAGTGACCTTGGCACCTATATCCCTGCCTCTGAAAAGGGTGCAGTAAGTGGTGTAGCCACTCTTGACGGCAGTGGTCTTGTTCCTACTAGCCAGCTTCCTAGCTACGTAGATGACGTACTAGAATACACCAACTATGCTGGCTTCCCCGCCACTGGTGAGACTGGTAAGATTTACGTAGACCTTGCTACTGGTGACATTTACCGTTGGTCTGGTTCTGCTTATGTACAGATTAATGATGCAGTATCCTCTGCTGACCAAGCCACACAGCTTGCTACAGCCCGTACTATTTCCCTTGGTGGAGACGTGTCAGGCTCTGCATCTTTTGATGGCACGGCTGACGTAACAATCACTGCCACTGTAGCAGACGACAGTCACAATCATATCATCGGCAATGTAGACGGCCTTCAGTCGGCTCTGGATGCTAAGGTCAACACTGCTGATCTTGTTAATACAGATAACCTTACCGAAGGCTCTACGAACCTTTACTACACCGACGCTCGTGCTAGGCAAGCAATCAGCCTTACTTCAAGCAACACTAACGAGCTGAGTTATAATGGGTCCACTGGTGAGTTTAGCTACACAAGCCCCAGCACAGTAAGCCAGAGTACTGCTGTAACCCTTGAGGTACGCAACACGACTGGTAGCACGATTGCTAAGGGTGTTCCTGTATATATCGCTGGCCACAGTGGGCAGAAGGTTCTTGTAGCCCCTGCTGATGCTAACGACTCTAATAAGATGCCAGCTATCGGCTTGGCTAGTAGTGCCATTAACAACAATACTGATGGTACTGTCACT